TTTACCTTGTTTTCAAACTAAATTTGTCTAACGTAAGCTATTTCCTTATGTCAACTATCCCAACTAACGTAAATGCAAGCGATATCGCTATTAATACGACTAGCCCTAAACTTGCCAGTTCTTGGAATTCTAACTCTGTTCGTACTCTTTTTCCCGAGCATCTTTTTAATGCAGGCGGTCCTTTTGAGCCTTTTGTTCAGAATGCAGCCTACGGCAAGAAATCGAGTGACGATGTACCTACTGATCCAAGTAGTGACGCTGATTGGAAAACTGTTAAGTCTACTAAGCGTCCGGTCAGTCCGGTATATGTACCTAGTAGCCCTACTACTCCTCCTCCTAAAATGGACACTCCCAACCCTTTTGCAAAATTGGGTGAGGAGTTAGGCGTGAAACCCTTTGTCTTTGGAGCTTTACCCCATGTTCAATTTGATGAGGTGAAGGTTGACCAGAAGGAGAGAGAAGTAAAGGTACCTGAGAAAGTTGCAGCTAAGCAACACAAAAAGAAGCCGTCTCGTGCCACGAAAGGACACGTTGCTAAGAAACCTGAGCTTGAAAAGCTTTTGGATACTGCTACTGAGGAAGCCGCTGTGGTTAAGTTCATAGAGGAATTTCGTAAGAATGCAGCTTCAACTGGTTTACCAGTGGTTCCGAAGCAAACTGAAAAGGTGGATAAAGGGAAGAAGGTTGAACCCCCTTCTAAACCCCCACCTCCTTCAGTCCCTGTTGCTGAGAAAGCTATGGATATTACCCCGCCCGCTAAGGATAAGGCCGTGAAGAAACGTTTACAAAAAGTTATCACTGGTTATTATCTGCAGGCAGCTAAAGAAGGGAAACTCCATAGTGATGAGGAATCTCCTGTCCCAATAAGCAAGCCGCGACCGCCTAATCCGCAGTCAAAGCGTACGCTGAAGAAGGAAGAGTGGAAGAAAAATCATCAAGTTGCTCCGCAGCAGGTTTCCGATCCAAAGGTAAAGCGAAAGGTCATACCGGACCCTCAAGCCGTTGATTTAGGCATGAGTAATCAGGCTGGGCGTGCTCAAATACGAGCTAACCCTTTGCCTGTCGTCCCAGTTGGCCCTCCGTCTATACCCGTTCCTAGTGATGTTCCGCCCGTGCATATGGCCGCACCTAATCATCTTGTCCCCCGACTTAACACTGAAATGAAGGAGGAGAAACAAGGAGTTGATAGGGGTAAGCCTAAGACACTTAGGGGTAGTGGGCCAGTTATAAAAGTCTCATCTTTAATTAGTGACTCTGGTAAAGCCTACCTCGAGCGGAATTATCCTGGTGTCAATTTCGACTATTCGACAAATGAGTCGCTCCCCCACACCCACCCATTGTTAGCTTTGGAAAGGACTTGGGGTGAACAGTATATGTTACAGATGATCCGTCAGCTGGCACCTGGTACTGTGGTTGACATCGGTGGTAATGCTGCAAGGCACAACACTAGGAACGATGGAGTGTGGTCGTGTTGCCCCGTACTGAGTCCTGAGGACTCCACCCGTAACTTCCGTTATACGAATTTGCCAAATTGGTGTACCCATGATTTTCAATCATGCAATTGCCGATTAGCTGACGTTTATATGTGCGTTCATTCAATTTATTATTTGAAGCCAAAGGAAGTCGTTGAGGCCGTTTATAAGTCTAGATTAGGTGTGTTGTATTCTTTGAACCACGTCTTTGATCAAGCTTACGGTTCTTTTGCTGAAGGTGAAGCCCAGTACAGAGTTGACTTTGATATGACGGTCACCATGCATTCTAATGGCAATTTTACTGATTATTGTCATAGTGCTATGATGTGGCTGCATCCTGGTTACTACGAATGTCCTGATACACATCGGGCTATCGCTTGGTCACCTGAGAGAAACTTAGCCAACTCTGTTATCATCAGATTTAATAAGAGCGTGTCTGGTTTACCCATGCCCCCAACAGGGTATCGTGGATTCCTCCCTACGCTTGCTGATGATAAATATTATGGACCAGTCCCGATGAATGCGTATCTGTCCCCTGATGG